TAGTTACTTCAAAGCCAAAACGCATTTCTGTAGCTGCTGGAGTTGTCCACATGGTATTTATCCTTAAGTAATATATTATGCTTAATTGCACAATATAATGGAATTATACGCTTATGTGGGTTTGCTAGACACAGGATAATCATTAGAAAGGTATCATGGATATACATATTTCAGAACATGATGTACATTGTATAGCGACTGCTGTATATGTAGAAGTTAATACTCAATCACTAGAAGAAAAGCTAGGCGTAATTAATGTTATTATGAACAGGGTTAGGTCTAAACGATTTGGTCGTGATGCTTGTGAAGTAGTTTATGCTAGGGGACAGTTTGTTGGTATAGAAAACATGATGAAAGCTAATGAAAAGAACATAGACCAAGAAACATTATTAAAGACTAAACTTTTAGTAATAGACGCATTGTTATTTAAAAAGCACCCAAATCCTGTTGCACAAAGTTTATACTTCCATGATGATAGTATAGATATGCAATACATTTGGAATAAAAAGAAAGTAGTTCACATAGGAAGGATGGTGTTTTACTAATGGCTAAAAAAGAACCGCTTGCATTTTTGTATGAAGAGTTTTGCACTAAGTCTGGTGATTTAAAGAAGTCTTATTTATGGTCATTTCATCCTAATCAGCTTTCATATTTAAACGACCTAAAAAATACAACGCATCACATTAAGATAACACCTTTATTTGCAGGTGAACCTGTAGAAGAATATAAAGGCATATCTAAATACGATAGTAAGAAGCTAACGGAGGCACATGGTGGACTCTAAACCACTTACGCAAGAAGAGATTATAAAAGCATATAAACAAGCATTTGGAAAAGGTGACCAACTTGTTACACTTGAAAAGATATTTAGATTTGCTAGACTAATTGAAGAAATACATGGAGTAAAATAATGTATACTAAACTAGATGACCAAAGACAAGCAAAATTTATTGTTAAATATATGCAAGAAAACCCTAATTGCAGCATAAAACAGATTATTCAAAAATGTGTTACGAATAGAGTTAGATTGAAATATTTAGAAAGACAAGGCTATTTTAGTTTGCCTAAATGGACTTATAAGAAAGAATTAGATAATCGTTTTAAGAATAGAAAATACGTATCTGTAACTGTAGGAAGAGAGTATGGAAAATGGGAAGAGCAGAAAAGATATTAGAAGTAGTAGTATGGTTTTTGATTGTTAGTGGTATAGGTTGGTTTTTTTATGGTTGTTATCAGTTAATTGATTTATTTTTTTTAAGGGGATAGTTATGGTAGATATGGTAAACAGACCTCCACACTACTTAATCGGTGGTATAGAGGCAATAGACGTAATTAAAAGTCGTTTAACTAAAGAAGAGTATATTGGTTATCTTAAAGGTTGTAAGTTAAAGTATGACTTACGCTATCCATTTAAAGATAATCCGCAACAAGATTTAGAAAAGTCTGATTGGTATAAGAATAAGCTATTACAAGCTACTAGAGACGAAGATGCTATAAATCCACCTGAAGTGGAAGCTATCTTAGAAAGATTTGATGATGAGTAAAACATATTGGGTATTTATTGTGGTATTAGCTGCATTAGCTATTTGGGGAACAGAACAGGTTATGGCTCAAACTACTACTATTCTTGCACCTGATGGGTCTGTAACAGTCTGTCAGATAGGTAGTAATGGTGTGATTATCTGCGTCTAGTCATCCATTGGTGTTAGTTCACCATAGATAGCTAGTTCTTCACCACTTATTTCTATCATGCTATCGTCATCTAATGTGATGACTATAGTGCTATCGCCATGTAATGCTTCACAAGATACAATCACTCTGCCTAGCATGTGATTACAGATAATTTCTACTTCTGACCGTTGCATAATTGTCCTAAGAAACATGACCATTCCAACGCCCATTCTCTTTTAATACCATAGGCATTAGCTTTGGTTGACCGTTAATAATAACTCCACAACCTACAATGAAACGACTCTTAAAGTTTTTAGCATAGTCAAATGCCATAGACTTTTGATGTATTAAACATCCTACTTGCATACCCCAAATAAGAGCATCTGGGTTACTGTAATATCCAATACTAAACTTAGTGTGATAGTGACCCTGCACCGTATTCATTCCATACTGCTGGGCTACCTTTAAAACATCTGCAGATAGACCATGAGTAAAGAAACACCTAGAGTTATCGCTTAGAGTTATGGTGTGGTCATCTACCCATTCCCAGCCTTTGCCAACGCCTAAGAACTCATTGTAATGCTTTAGGTAGGCTTTAGGCATACCATACTTTAATGCTCTACGATAAACTAAAGAACTATGATTAGAGTGAACCAAAACCATCTTAGGAAATATCTTTTCTAATTCTTTGACATGCTTCTTAGATTCTTCTAATTCATGTCCAGCAGAGTATAAGTCTGGGTTATGTTCGTGCATAGAGATAGCGTGTTGGTCTAGCTCATCACCTATGTTGACTATATGGTCAAACTTGTATTTAGTCTTTAATGCTTTTAGAAACGCAAATGCGTCAGGATGATGATATGGAATATGTAGGTCAGATATGACTAGAACTGATTTATATTTCAAACTACTCTCCTAGGGTTAAGATGCTTTATTATAACCCTAAAAACAATTTGCGTTCATCTAATCTTCTGTTTTGTAAACCTTTTAATATCTTACCACCAGCTTTACAATATTTAACTAACGACTCCATAGCCGCTTCTTTATCGCCACGTAACAACGCTTGACGGATGGTTGAACGCTGAAAGCATCCAAGACCCAGATTGAAGCAAAAAGAAACAATGCTATCAAATTCGTGTTGTCTAAGAAGCACGTTAGGTAACATCTTATGTACTCCCAACTCAAAACGGTTGAGATCTCGTTTAAGAATTGCATCTATTTCCTCGTTAGTAAATGTTTTATTCCATGACGCTGGTAGCGTTTTACCATCACCGATAAGATGACCAACACCCACAGTCCACAACCCAGCAGGGCATTGGTATGGTTTGTTTCTTACACCTTCATGATGACGTAGTAACTTGATAAGTTTATCAGATACTTTCACGTTTCTTTTCCCATGTACGAGAGCCGAAATAGAAACCAATAATAGATGCAGTAATAGCCATTTCATCTGAACCAAATACTGCTTCTGAAGCTGTTACAAAATCTACACCTGTCCACATAGCCCAACCTAATGAGATAAGGTTGATAAGCACTAACTCACCTACAAAGATAAATGCTACTACAGGTCTAACCATAGCGTTCCAGTTTTTAACTGTAGAACTTGCATTTTCTACTAACTTCTTATCATGGTCGTATAATGCTTCACGTTCTTGTGCGTATGTTTGCACTTCTATTTGGTCTAGCTTAATAGCTTCTATTTTTTCTTGTGATATAAAACCTGCTTTAGCTAATTCTAATTCACGTTCTGTTTGTAGTTTAGCCATTTCTCTTTCATGCTTTTGGTCACCCTTTTGCTGAAAGAAACCTAAAACACTAGGTAAGCCTGAAGTAGCAAAACCTAATATACCTGATAGAATACTTAACATCTATAACTCCTTTGGGTCAAAGCCATACATTTTGGCTACACGTTTTTGTAATTTAAGAAACAAGCCTTTATGACTTGTGTACTGCTCTGTTTTTGGTGAAACTGTATATACAGCCATATGTAATATTTCATGGCAGAGTGTAATTAAAACAGGATATAAGTGAGAGTGCCTTGCTACACTTATAGTAATGACATGCGGCTCACCTTGTTCTGGTGGCTGATATTCACCACAAATACTATCATCATCTACAATAACAAAGTCTACTTTACTTGCCGGTGGTAATTTGTATTCATCAAATATAGGCATCTCTATAATTGCACTATAGAGGTTAGCTATGTTATTTTCTGTAATGAATGTCATTTTGATAATGGGTTCATTGTGCTACGTTTAACAGTATTTAGTTTATCATCCATTGCATTTACGGTTGCTTCTAATTCTTTACGTAGACCTGATACCATAGCAGCAGTCTCACGTGAGTTAGCAATAGCGTCT